CCCAATATCTATTTCTATATTGTGGCATAAACTTATAACCAGGTACTTCAAAAGTAAAAAACTCACTTAACTCTCTTCTTATGTCGCTTTCAGCGTCAATTGTTAAGTATACTTCGTCTTTCTTTTCTATGATAATATATCTATGTTCTACCATTACTGAAACATTGGACCTAGTGTCCACCCTACTAGTGATTTTCTAATACCTGATTTAATTGGATATACTTTGTGCCATAGACCTGAATAGAACACAATAATTGTGCCTGGTTTAACATTATCAAATCTATGTACTACTGATTTATTTGCGTCTGGATGTGCTTCACATATTGCAAACTCACCACCTTTAAAGTTGTCATTTAGTAATAAACTAAAAGATACTTTTCTCATCATACCATCAGCATATGGTTTACTATGTGTATCAGTATGCCAATTGTAATGTTGTTTTTTATCGTATGATGTATATTGGAAGTCTTCAAACTTTGTTAACTTAAAGTTCCAGTTACAAACTTTGTTAGTTTCATTGATTACATTTGCTAAGTCTTTTTGTAACCAATCATTTGTAAAGAAACAACCTGTGCTATCTCTTTCAGTTTGTTTGCCGTCTTGTATAACAAGTTTCTTTTGTTGAATATCTTTAGCGTATTCTTCGACTTTATCAATCCACTTACTATCGAATAGAGAGTCCTGTCGCAGGTATAACTTCTCTGGTTGCATTATTAAATAGCTCCGCTTGTAAACTTACGCCATTCAATTGCGTCTTTAATTAAGAAACCTCTATTTGTTATTTGTCTGATTGTTTTATCTAGGAAGTCAACAATAGTATTTAAGTAATCTACTTTTTGTTTTATCTTTTGATAGTCTTCGTCTGCTTCGATATACTTATCTACATCTTGTTTTAAAATTTTAAGATTGAATGGTTTTTGTTGATAAACTGCTGGGTCAGCTTTACCTGTATAGTATTCCCATTTATGCAATTTGATTGTTGATAATTCTGCTTGTGATTTTGTTAACATCAATTTAAACTTATTGTAAAGTTTCATAAATTCATTATGTAATTGTGGCGTTTTAAGTGCCTCTAAATCTAGTTCAGTATCGTTGATTTTAGTTTTCTTGTCAACCAAATCTTGTAATTCTTCAAGTGTCATAATATTTTTTCACCTTTGTTAGTACAGATATATTAACACCATATCTAGTATTTGTCAATAGTCTTATGTATTTTGTAGTGTAGATTTCTTACCAGGTTCAGCAAAGTCGTACATTAAATATTTAAAAGTTACAGAAGATGTTAAGTATGATACATCACTTGCTTGTGTAGAAAAACCTACACCAGATACAGATACAGGAAATACATCTCTAAATCTAACTTCTTTTATCACATTGTTTTTAGCAGATAAGATTGATAGTGTGGCGTCTGACATAATCGGACCTTGAGGAGTTGCTGAACCCTCTCTACCTGCGTTTGTGTTTTCATTACCTTTACCTTGAGTCGGAAATCTATTTCTGCCAGCAGCAGTTAGATTTGAATATTCTCCGTGTTCACCAGGAAAACCTAGACCTCTTAACCAAGTGTATATCTCTTCATAGTTTTCAAACTTCTCATCAACTAGAAATGTTAATATTAAATCGCCAAAGTCTAGTTTTGTACCAGGCAAAGGTATATCTCTTAATGATGTCAGTTGAGTAGCATTACCTAGTTGCAGACCAGGTATGTTCACCTCGGTGCAAAAATATTCTACTTTAGGTAATTTTGTAAGACTAAACTTAAATTGACTAGGGCTTGCATAGTCCATTTCTGTTGGTCTTCGTGCTATTGAGTCTAATGTTTGTGCCATACTATTATTTATACGACTTAATTATCCTTCTGAATACTCTAAAATTCTTAACTATTGTATCTGTAGGAATAGGTGCACCAAATAAATTTAGTGATTTATCTTTGACTAGTTTTTTTATGTACAAAGGATTGTCTTCAAAAATTATAACATTGTTCTTTTTCATAGGCATAAAAAAAGGGCGACCTAAGCCGCCCTTTTTCGTTTTCAGTATTAACTGATATACAGATTATGCCAAGTTAACTACTTGTACTTTTCTGTAATATCTGTTAGAGTTCGCAGAACCAGCACCGTTAATCACAGCGTTATCACCAGAACCTGCTTCAGCAAATGGGTTTGCTTGTAAGCCGTATCTAGTTTTAAAACCGATTTTCGGTTGGAAAGTGTCCTGACCAACTGCTCTTACCATTTGTAATGGTACATATGGGCAGTAGAACATACCAGCGTCATAAGGTGAAGTACCTTTGTAACCAACAACATAGAATTGTTTGCTGTTTTGGTTTGCTGAATATGGATCAATGTATACTTTAAATCTGCCGTTTAATACACCAGCAAAAGTATTTCCTGTGTCATCAACATTTAAGTTGTTGTTTAACGCAGGTGTGTAGTCAAGGATACCAGCCATTTGCAATGCAGAAGCAACATCAGAAGAACAGATAATTATATTACCTTTCCCTCTTCTTGTTCTTTGAGCAATAGCGTTAGCGTCTCTTTCCAATTGGAACATTAAACCTTTAAATCTTTCAACTGACCATCTACCGTTTGAGTCAGTATCTAAATCAAAGATACCAGCGTTAGTTGTGTCTGTTTGAGCACCTTTTTCTGAATTGATGTAAATTGTTCTTACAACTTCTCTATTGATTTCAGCAAGGATTTCAGCAGATAAGATGTTTGCCAATTCAGTTTCAGCGTCTAAACCGTGAATTGCTTTAAGGTCTTGTGCAAGTTCCATTGTGTACTCAGCTTTAAGAGCTCTTGACTTTGCAGTTACCGTTGATTTCTCAATTGAGAAAGCCATTTCAGCAAATGCGTTGTTGCCAGAGTCACCTAATGCTTCAGCAGAAGCCGTTGACATACCTTCGCCAGAAGTATAAGTTCCAGCAGGCGAGTCATTAAGTACAGCAGGGTTGTTTTGTGCAGGCGAATTTGTTGAAGTTCCAGCAGATCCAGGAATGTTTGCGTTAGCAGCATTTCCAGAAAATTTACTTTCTGCTTCATCAAATAATGCTTCAGTTCCACCTTGAGTTTTATATCTGCTTCTCATTGCAAATATAAGTCCTGTTGGACCACTCATTGGTTGAACACCAGCAATATCGTATGCGATAAGGTTCGGCATTGCTCTTCTTACAAGAGAAATTAGGATTGGATCCCAATTGTCAATGTTTGAACCAGTTTGGTTGACAGGAGCGTCTTCTTTTAAAAATGCTCTGTCTTCTTTAAGTGCGTTCTCTTGGTTTTCAAGGATAACACTTGTAACAGCTCTTTTATAGCTATCGCTGATTTTTGGTAAATCAGGATGGTCTAATACTGGCTGCCATTTCTTTTGGTAAGTTTCAGATAAGTACATATCTTTTTCCTCTCTCCTATTATTAATTACGACACCTTAATGTCTTTAGTTTTACTAATAGCGGTTGTATAAGCAGCCATTGCATTAGACAAATCTTCTGTATTTACATTCGAATTGTCCGCAACCGCATTATCAACTTCGCTGTCAGAATTTGCTTCTTTTTTAGATCCAAAGTATGATTCTTTAATAGTCTCAACTTTTTTTCTAAAGTCGTCAGCGTTTGAAAATTCAACCTCTTCTGTAAGTTTAGCAAACTTCTCTTTTGAAGTGTCTGCTAAATCAGAAGCGACCTCAGCTAAAATGTCAGATTTCTTTAAAGATGAATTTTCTTTAGTCATCTCTACATTTTTTCCGATTTCTTCGTTAAGTTTCTTTTCTAACTCTTCGATTTTCGAAGCTTGGTCTTCTAACACATCATATTTTTCATCTGGAACATCAATGTAATGGTCTTCAAAAAGTTTTTTCAGACCGTTGATGAAGTCCTCAGCGATTTCGCCCTTAATACCTCTTTCGATAGCAAGTTCGTTTTCTTTCATCCACTCATTAACAACATAGTTTAAGTAGTTGTCAACTTTTTCAACAAGTGATGATTTCGCTTTTGATACTTCTTCGTCAAATTTTTTGTTGTAATCAACTTCCATTTCCTCAGCAATTTCTTTTACTTTTGAAGTAATAGCTGCTTCGAAAATAGTAGCTGCTTTTTGTTTAAACTCTTCAGACAAGTCTGATTCTCCAGAGGTTAAAGCGTCAATGTGTTCTTTCACATCAACATCTTTTGCTTTCTGGTCTTCTTCTGATTTCTCGGACTTTTTCATATGTTCGTCTTCTTTTTTATAAGAAGCATTCATCTTATAACCTTCTTCCGTTTTTTCTTTGTCAGAAGTTTCAGATTTCTCTTTCTTTTTGTCCAAGTATTTTTTCAGACCGTCTGGCATTTCACCTTCGGATATCTTCTCGCCTTCAGAATCTTCAGCTTCTTCCTTCTTCACAGAAGGCATAGGATCAGCAGCACCAGCGTTTTTCTGTTGTGCGTCACCTGAAACTGGCTTAACTTTTTTAGTTGCGTCAGGATTACTATCTGTTGGTTTAACAACAGCAGAACCTAAATCTTCAGCGTCATTTTTTAACGGCGAAGTTTCAGCAGCTACAGCGTTCTTTTTCGGAGCGTCTGGAGCAGTTGCTTCAACAACTTGTTTTTCTGTTTCGGCCATTTGAAGTCTCCTTATTTAAAAAAATTAATTAATTTTTCTTGTTATTAGATATTTATAATATTACAATTTTTTGAGGAAATTAGCGAATACATCTGCCTTAGCTTCAGCGATTTTTAGTCGTTTTGCCTTAGCAATATACTCTTTATACTCTTCAATTTCTCTCTCTTTGATAATACCATTGTCCCAAATCCACTCTTTATTCTCCATAATACCTTCAACAAAGGCGTCTGGAGCAGATGGATCCGCCACAATATCAGCAGCGGTAGCCAAATAAAAGTCTTTTCCGACGATTGCCTGACCATTTGAACCTCTTTGTAATGAACCCATACCACGACTTGAAACGCCTAATTTAGCGCCCTCATCTATAAGATTTTTTACAATCTTACCATATGGAGTATCCATTATTTTTGCCTCACCCATAAAATTATTACCATCTGGATGTAAATCAGTAATCATATGACTTACTCTTTCCAGATTTACCGTTGGTCCGTCAGGATGTCCTAACTCACCAAATGCTCTTTTTTGGTTGACAAATTCTTTATTATATCTTGCAACTTCTTTAGCAAGTGTTTCTCTAGGATAAGTTCTCCCATTTCTATTTTTGATTTCAGATTGTAAGAATACACCTTTAATCTTGTAGTTCTTTTTACCACCTACTTCTTCGGTAATGTACTCAACATTTTCTAATTGTTCAGTAATTAATTTCATATGAATTATCCCTCTCTTCCCTAATATTTATAATATTTTTTATCTAAATTCAACAACAAGTGTATAGTTATCGCCCAAAGCAAAGTTTTTAGTAGATAAAATCACTTTACCATTAGGTTGTGTTGCGTTGTTAGGTATATCATTACCAGCAGTTCTAAAATCTAAATAACCGTTTCCACTCAATATTAGAGTAGTTGTGTTTTCAGTTGCACCTCCCCAGGCTAACTCAACTGCCGATTTAGAGTTTGCTGTATTAATAGAGTACCATACTTTACCGATAGTTTTAGTACCATCAGCAGTCATAAAATTAGATGTAGTAGGGTCAACTAAAACACTATCAGTTTCACCTGTACCATCACTATGGTTTGTTCTCTTTACAACATACTTAACGCCTGCTGTATCAGATATCACTTGCGTTGTTATACTATCTGCCATTAGATATTAGGCCTCTCTATTTCTTTTTGCAATTCTATTGCAAGATTAAATTTACTTACATTTGCATCCGTAGTTACTTTTAACTCGGTAGCACTATTGAGTTCTTGTTGAGGTACTAATCGTTTTTCGTTTTCTTTCAGACCCCAATTACCAAACCCAGTTAAACTTAAAGTATGTTCACCGAGAGTAAGAGTCGCTGAACCAGTTCCTCTAATCTCGTAATAAACATTTGCTAGTGAAACAAGTGTTTCGGAACTATACAAAGTTCCACTTTCACTTTCTGCACCACTAGCTGTTAATATCGCTTTAGTGGTATCATCAACTTTTGATACAACACTTATAGCCATTCTTACTCCTCAAAGTAAGCTTTAAGGTCGTCAGCGTCATAACCAGTTGCAGCCGCAACTTCACTTACTTTAGTTTCAATAATGTTTACTAAATCTTGTGGTTGTGACCAATCAATACCGTTTAATTCTGTCATCACTTGGTCAACAGCAGTTTTAGCCGCTGGTGCAAGTGCTAAATATCTATCGTTATTGATGTGTCCGCTAACATTACCTACTATACTTGATACCGTTAATGCCATTTTTATTCTCCCTCTTTACTATCTTGTTGAAATGCTTGTTGCACTTCATCTTTAGAAGCAGTTGCCGTAAAAGGTTCCGCTACTTCTGGTTTTGGATCCGAGTGAGGTTCAGCAGTTTCAGGCGTTGATTGACCAGTCATAACATCTCTAGCCGCATTGAAAAGATTACTTGCATAGTCTTTTCTACTTGCGTCTAAAGCGTCACCAACTTTGCCTCTCATAGCGTCTTTAAATGCTTCACCAGCACCTGCGTTGTCATCACTCGCAAGTTTATCAATAAATGTTTCCGTACTATTTGGTTTCTCTATAACATCATCAGCCATAATTTTTCTCCTATATTATTTCGTTGGGATCACTGCCTGTCTGTGGACTTGCAATAATACCATCATCAATTTCTTTCTTAATTTGATTGTCTATATCAGCCATTTCTCTTTCAGATTGTTTCAATATGTTTCTTCTAACATAATCAACTGAAAAGTATTTACCAACATAGTCTCTTACATCATTTGCAAGAGCAATCCTTTCTCTTAAAAGTTCAGCGTTTTTTAGTTCGCTGAAATGACCATCTTGCAAGAAATCATATTTAATTTTTTCTTTTATAGCAATCCAGTCATCATCATTAATTATTGACTTTAAAACTAATTGAGTTCTTAATAAGTCATTAAATAATTCTGTAAACTTCTTTCTTAATCTTTGTACAAACTTTGTAAATTTAAGTTCGTCTCTAGTAATCTCGGTACTTCTACCTAGATTGAAACCTTGACTTGCTTCTAATCTACTAATTGGTACATTTAGAGAACGATATAGTTTTCTTTGGAAATATTCTATATCTGCAACTTCACCTAGGTTTTGACCACCAGGTAATGTAGATATATCAGTTCCTCTACCACCTTCTCT